ATAGTAACCCTAACGCCAAATTCAAGTTCATGAAGAACGGTAAAGAGGTCGTTATCGATGCTAAGAAAGCTGCCGCAATTCTAGGCCAAGGTGGAGCAATACACGAAGAAGCAAGACAGTTAAAAATCGAAAAGGCCAATTTCGACGAGTATCTCAAAGAAAAGACACAGCAAGCAGAAGGACTTTTGCTAGCTATGGAATTTACTGTAAGACCTCAAATACAAAAAGCCTACGATGAGATATTGAAGACACAGAATTATCAGACCACGTTCAAGCAACAGTTGGCACAAACACAGGATCCTGCGCAAATTGCCAGAATCCAGGCAGCTATGCAACAGAATGAGCAATACATTCAACAGCAAAGCGGCACAATACGTCAACTCAAGCCACAGGTGGACCAATTCTATCAGATGAGAGAACAGCAAGTGCGAGGTGCTTTGGAGCAATCCAGAAAAGCTTTCACAGATGCCGAACTTAAAAATGAATATGTCTACAATGAACTGCGCGAAAAACTAGGTAAGACATGGAAACATGCGGATCAACAATTTGTTCCGGGTGTTAAAAACATCGACTTGGTCAGCAGCGACGAGTATCTCATGAGCTTGGTGCGAGATGGTATGAAGTATAGAGAGAAACCCAGAGTTAAAAGCGCAGGAAATAGTATTGCAGCCTTGACCAGCAAACGTGTTGGTGCCGCAAACACGTCCAGCCGAGGCCGAGATGAAACTGAGCAACTTCGTGAAAGAGCTAAAAGCGGTGATAAAAAAGCCGCAGACAACCTATTGATGTCGCACCTAAGTAAAATACGTGCGGCACGAAATGGTCGTTAACGATTAAGCCATTACAAAGGAGAAATCATGGCAACAGTAACCACAAGTCAAATCGGTAACGGAACAACAGCATATGCTTCCGATATCGTCGTTAAGGATTTGGACCTTGACGTAAGTAACCGCGTTAAAGACGACACCCCAGTATTGAACATGGCCATGGCCAAGAAGCGTAAAGTTGCTTCTACATTGCCACTATGGACCGATGACGTGTATCGCAAGCCCGCAGCCTTTGCTGCCCAAGAAGGTGCCGCTGTATCTAGTGCTCAAGCACAAAGCAACAGCCGTGCTAACCTAGGCAACTACACACAGATCTTCTCAACAGTTGTTGGTGCCACTGGCACTGCACGTGCCGTTGAGCAATCTGGTGGTGATCCACAAGCCTACCAAGAAGTCAAGCAATTGATCGAATTGATGTTCGACGTCGAATTGCAATTGGTTCGTATGGACCAAATCGGAACCAAGTATAGTGGCCAAAGTGGCACAGCTATTACAAACCCTGGCACTGCCACAACTGGTGGTCGTCGTATGGGTAGCTTGTGTTCTTTTGCTGGTTCACACAGTTTCAACACCAGCGGCACAACTGCTGCCAACATCACTACCAACTACAATCCAGAAGGTAGCGACGTTAGCACAACAACATTGCCAAGCCCTTTCACTAACTCTGTTGGCGTAGCCACCACAGTTGGTGCTGGTAACTTGTGTATTCCTGCCAACGGTAATTACTTCTACACCCTGGCCAACGAAACACTACAACAGTTCGCACCAAGCACATACAAGCAATTGGTAACCACTGCTGAACAACGTTTCAACGCCAAGATCCGCACCATGGTTGTTCCAACCAGCGTTCGCACACACATCTCTGATACAATGCCTACCAGCAGAACCATCAATCGTGTAAATTCTGAGCGTGGTGACACAATCCAGACCTACGAAGGCGACTTCAATTACACCTACGAGATTTTTGACTCATGGGTAATGAATCAAGTTGGCGACGCATTGACTAGCTCTAGTATCTACTTCTTGAACGAAGAAGTGCTACAGTGGGGTAGTTTACGTGATCTAGGTCCTAACAACGAAGTATTCTCGAATGCTGACGCTAGTTTAGACCAGTTCATCATGGAAGGAACATTGATTGTTCGCAATCCAGCTGGTGTTGGTGTTCTACACAGTATCAGCCCTGCAGGCGCTGCCGTATCTACTGGTGCACTACGCCCAGCAGCTCAGGTCAGCCGCTTACAAGACTGGGGTGGCACAACATTCTAATCACCGATTAGAGTGTAGTTCACAAAAGGCCCTTAGGGGCCTTTTCTTTTAGAGGCTAAATATTATACGATGAACTATGATCCTAACAACCTTCCCGAACAATCCAGCATATTAGATGGCCCAGATCCTGAATTTGATGAGAACTTTTACCGTCAAGATTCTGGTGGCATGGTCACTGCACACAATGGTATTGCCGATGTTTTATTGAAAAACGACAAGCTGTATAACGCCATGAAAGGCGATTGGCGCAGAACAGAAATGAGCCAAAGCGGCAATATGAAGATTACCACAGGCCGTGAAAATGGCAAATTCTTTATCAGCCGCGAACAAATGAATGTAAATGCAGTGGCAGAACGTTGTGCCCGCTATCGTAAGGCCAGTGAAGACGGTCATCCAGATCCCCTAGCACCCATTATGCCCGATGGCCGACTAGGCTACAAGTGGATCGACTTGCCAGAAGTGTTGGCAATCCGCATCAGCGATGATTATTTTGGTGGCATGCCATGGGCTGTGATCAAACGCGATCGGACACTCAAAGCACAATTCTATCGTGTGGTGCAGCAAGAGTATCCTGCATTCATATGTTATCCAGGTGGGCGTTTACCCATACCTATCGACGTGCCTTATCCAGCAAAAGTAGGCGCACAAAAATTCTTTAAAGGCGTAGACTTATAATGAGTTACCAAATACCAGACGCAGATGCCCTAGTTGCTTTTGTCAAAGCATTTACCGGCAGTAGCAATGACCAAGAAATCAAGGAATGTATTTTCCTAGCAGAATTAATGATGCGTAACGTGGAGCTGCCTATCATGCGTAGCGATCCCTATGCTCCTGCCTTTGTTGTGGCCGCAGATGAATATGGTATGATACCCATTCCTGCCGACATGCTCAAACCTATTTTGTTTTTCAGTCAAGGCGGGCTAACTCCCAGCAGTGGCAGCGGCCTAGGCCCATGGATTGTGTATGATCGTATTGGCGACAGAGACGTCATCACTGAAGGCCTAATACAAAGCATGTATTTGAAGCCCATCAACATACCCAGTGTGTATCGTGGCAAGTTTTCAGAAGTGGGACAAAAATATCAATTCCTACCACAACTCAGCGAAGGCGATTTGGTCAACTTATACTACTACAGAACATGGCCATTCTTGTTCACAGAAGACCTCAATGGCGATCCTGTGACCAACAACGGTGTGCTACAAAGTTTCCCAGAAGGTTACGTTTACGGCACACTACATAACTACTATATGAAACGTAAAAGCGAAATCGATGCTGCCAACTACAAGGCCAAATTCGAAGAAAGCATTAACATCATCGCAGATCAAAACAACAAGGGCAAATGGTCAGGCGGACATACTAGATTAACTTCGATTTTCCAACCGCGTAAAGATCGCAGATTCACAGCCCGTTAATAAGGAACTCCGATGCCAGGTTTATATTCGTTTGGATCCAATGTCACAGTCACAGGCAGTGCAACACCCACGCTTTACACGTCCAATGCCAATGTTGTCTACGGCAATGTAGCCAGCATCAGCACACCCAGCCTGTATCAAGGCAACCTAAGCCCTTACATTCTGCCCACCAATGCACAGGCCTTGTTCTTGTTGTTCAGCGACAGCCCTACTGTGGCTTTCTACTTGGATCCAGCCACAAACTATGCCACAATCAGTGCCAGTGCAGCCGGAGGTGGTGGAGGTGGCAGCTTCAACGGAGACCTTGCTGGCTTTCCATTATATGACAGCGCTGATGAACGTGTATGGATTCGTGCCACTCCTTTCAGTGCCATTGATAAAAACGCTGGCAGTATTTTCTACAATGATCGACTACCTGCCAGCATCAACGGCACATTTGTCACTGCAGGTCCTACCTACAACGCTGGCAGTTTGCTCAGCGCGGCTGGTGGCACAGTAAGTAGATTGACATCTGGCAATGTGGCCATTACCACATCGGGCAACAACAGCAATGTCACTACCACAATTGGAAGTATAGACACACTACAAGTTGACCTAACTGGCGACTTGGTGGACAATGATCGCATAAGAGCTGCCAGCAGTGTGCTAGAAGTCAATGGCAACACATGGCGTGCAGGCACCATGAGCAGTGCCAGCCAAAATTTAACTCAACTCAGTGCCGCACAAGGTCGCACACAATTGGTTGGCGTGGGGCAAGCAGCCACTTTGGTTGGTGGTATTTTTAGTGCTGTCAGCAGTCCAGCCAATGGCAGTGCCAATGTGCAGTATCAAACTGGCGCATTCGGCACAGCTGGCTATAACACTCTAACTCCGGCCACAATACGTTTGGCCAGCAATGTAGAATATGCACGTGGCTTTGCTCCTTTGATCACTGCCGCAACGCAGGCCAATTTGATCATCAACAATGCTGTTGGCTTACATGTCACCAGCACATGGGCCGCAGGCAGCACAATTAAAAACAAGTGGGCTATCTTAAATGAAGATCCAAATGCACCAATCGAAAATGCCGGTGCGCTGATTCAAACTGGACTAGCCACATTTGCCAACATCACCATTGGTAACATTACACCCAGCTCAGGCACATTGACAGTCAACGGCAACGTTGTTACCACCGGCACTGTGACTGCACCCACAGTCAACGCCACAACGATCACGGCTACAACTGTCAACGCCACTGCCAGCACCACAGGCAATGCTGCCATCACCGGCAACTTAGACATTGGATCGAACATCATCAGCACCACAGATGGTGTTGTCAGTATTGTTGCCGCACCGCTAAGTCCCTTATACAATGCACCGGGCACTGCTTTCTGGAATCAAACCACTGGCGTGCAAAATCGTTATGCACATCGTCCTGTGACCTACACAGGTGGTGTAGTGGACATGGTCAACAATGGCGTGGTTACAATGACCACACAGTCCAATGTGCTAGTTAGACCCACTACTGGCACTGGCGAACGTTACATCACCAGTGTGGCAGATGCTGTGCAGATCACACCCATTGCTGACATGACAGAAAATGATAATTTCTATGGTCGCACTGTGGTCGCAGAAATCATCGGTAATAATAAAGTATGGGGAACAGCCAATGTCGACAGCAGTTTAGAAACCACTGTGGTAGGACAACATAGCCAAGCACGTTTCCTAGGCAATGGTTACATGCATGCCATGATGGGCCAGTTAAACAGCGCGGCTGCTAGTCCTGCTGCCGGCCTAAGTGCCAACATTGAATACAGCACTGGTTCTTACAGCACAGTGGGTTTTGAAAATGTAAATCCAGCCAGCCCAGGTCGCGCCAGCACAATAGAAACAGCCCGTTTGTTTGCTGGTAGTTTATTCGGCACCAACTTGCAGGCCAATTTGGTTGTCAACACTGCCATCGGCCTGCACCTGCCTGCAAGTTGGGCTGGACAAGCTGGCAATGTCTACAGTATCAAGATCGATGACACCACTGCCAACTTGTATAACGCTGGCACACTAAGCACACAAAGCATTTACACCAACAACTACTTTTATGCCAATGGTGCACCATTTACACCCGGTGGTGGAGCCACAGGTCCTATAGGTTACACAGGTAGTCGTGGCACCGCAGGAGCCAGTGGAGCCACTGGTGCAACAGGTGCTACCGGACCACAAGGTTATACCGGCAGCCAGGGCGCAACTGGTGCTACAGGTGTTGGCTATTATGGCTTTGGTAGTAGTAGCACAGTGACAATTGGCACTGGATCGAAGACATTCTCTACCAACTTAAGCGACACACAAACTGCTTTTACCACTGGCATGTATATTCGCTTAAGCGGTTACACCATATTGGGTCAATTGTATTACATGGAAGGAACTATTACTAGTTTCTCTGGTTTCTCATTGACAGTAAATGTTGTATTAACATTGAACAGCGGAAGTCAAAGTGTATGGGCCATTGACATTGCTGGCACACAAGGTGTTCAAGGCATTCAAGGCGATCCCGGTTATACCGGATCAGCAGGTTACACAGGTAGTGCATCTACTGTTATTGGTTATACTGGCAGTGTTGGTGCCACAGGTGCCACAGGACCTCTGGGCTACAGCGGCAGCGCAGGTTACGCCGGCAGTCGCGGTTACACAGGCAGTATTGGAGCCAGTGGAGCCGATGGTCTAGGCTACAGCATGGTCAGTAACACCAGCACCACAATTGGCACTGGTGTCAAGAGCTTTAACATCACCAGTGGAGTCAGCGCATACACGGCCGGATCTAGAGTTCGTGTTATTAACTTTACTACTCCAACCAATTGGATGGAAGGTAATCTAACCAGCCTAGTTACTGGCGGAGGTGGCGCCATCACTGCCAACGTCAACGTTGACCTAACACAAGGATCGGGCACAACCACAACATGGCGTTTTGCCATAGCTGGTGAAATCGGTGCCAGTGGCGTTCTGGGTTATACCGGCAGCATTGGTTATACTGGAAGTGCAGGCTATACCGGTAGTGCAGGTTACGCCGGCAGCCAGGGTGCAACAGGTGCTACCGGCGCAACTGGCCCACAAGGCAACAGTAGTAGTCTATTCCGCTACAGATTTGATGCCAGCAACCAGGGCGGTCAACCTGCCTCAGGCCACCTGCGTTGGAACCAGGCCACACAGATCAACGCCACACAGATCAACATATTTCACGTCGATCAAGCCGGAGATGACATTGACATATTCTTGCGTTTGATTGTGGTGGGTGAACAATTCACCTTGCAAGACGACAATGTCAGCGCTGACTTTCAAACCTGGCAAGTGAGTGGCACACCAACCAACGTGAATCCAAACACCAGCAACAGTTATTGGACTTACCCTGTGACCTTGGTCTCATCGGGTGGCAACGGAACCACCAACTTTGCCAACAACACCTTGGGCTTTGTGGCAGTGACCAAAGGTGTTACAGGAGCAACCGGGCCAACAGGCGCAACAGGCGTAACAGGGCCCGCGGGTTATACAGGTTCATTCGGCGCCACAGGTGCCACAGGACCAACAGGTGCAACAGGCCTTACTGGATATACTGGCTCTCTCGGATATACCGGAAGCATTGGAGCCACGGGTGCAGTGGGTTATACAGGGTCTATTGGATATACAGGCTCCATTGGAGCGACAGGTGCTAGTGGCGTCATTGGCTATACAGGAAGCCTAGGCCCAATTGGTTACACTGGCAGCTTGGGCTACACAGGCAGCGTGGGCTATGTAGGTAGTGCCAGCACCACAACAGGACCTACTGGTCCAACAGGACCCAGTGGACCCAGTGGACCAATTGGTTATACCGGATCAGCCGGCACAGGAGGCGGTGGAAGCGCCGGCCTACAAGACATTTTCTTATTCATGGGAGCATAATCGATGCCATCAACATACAAAGTATTGGGACAAATAAGTCCCTCAGCCGCAACAGACACAACATTATACACAGTGCCCTCGGGCAACAGTGCTGTAATCAGCACCATCAGCGTTTGCAATCGCAGTTCAGTCAGCACTACTTTTAGATTGGCAGTGCGTCCAGCAGGCGCCACAATCAGCAATGTGCATTACATCTGTTATGATACCATCAGTCCGGCCAATGATACCATATATCTCACTGTTGGTGTTAGTTTGGCAGCCACTGATGTGATCACTGCCAACACAGCCGCAGCCACAGTGACATTCAATGCTTACGGTTCGGAGATTTACTAATGAGTCAAACCTACGCCAGCGGTAGAACTAATCTAAGCAAACAGCTGAATCCTGGTTATCCTATGGCCTTGCCTAGATTTCCTTTGTTTAATCCCGGCACAAATTTAACCTATACGCGACCTGCAGATTGGCTCACCATGCCCACAGTGGTCACTGGCGATAAGAAGATTGTGATCTTGTATGCGGTATGGGCAGAAAACAGCAATCAAACAGCTTTCATTGTGACAGGCAGTGCAGGCTACACAGTGGATTGGGGCGATGGCACGCCTACACAAAACTTTGCCAGTGGAACACAAGCAGATCATCTCTATGACTATGCCAACCTAGGCGCAGGAACATTGAGTAGTCGTGGATACCGTCAAGCCATCTGTGTGATCACTCCACAAGGTGCCGGAACTTTAACCAGTTTTAACAGCGTAAATCGCCCGGGCACTGTGGTTGGCACACCAGCCACAGCCACAACTTCGGATGGCATGCTCGAATCCATTGTTTGTAGTGCTGCCATGACTCAGTTTAGATTTGGTGCCACTAGTCAATCACTATTACATCCCTATCATGAACAGTGCACCATTATTGATTCGGCTTTGGTCGCCACGGGTGCTGTTACCATGTTTCAGAATAATTATAACTTTCAAAGTTTGATTGCTGATGCGAATGTTTTTGCCAATGTAACTGATTTTTCCAGCACTTTTAATGCTTGTTATGCATTACGCACATTGCCTTTGTTAAACCTAGGCACAACATCGGGCGCTGTTTTTAGTCAAGCGTTTCAAAATTGCTGGAACCTGTATTCGTTTGCCGCCGGCACCAGCATGAGAGTCAATGGTAACTTTAACTCAACGTTTGCCAACTGTTATAGTATGCAGGCACCGCCAGACAATATCAACGCCACATTAGCAGCCAGTTGCGCTACTACATTCTCAAATTGCTGGGGCATGAAAAGTTGTCCTACGCTGACATTAGGTTCTAGTTTGACCATTGCCAACAACATGTTTGAAAATTGTTATAATTTACGCACAGCTCCTATGATCAATTTTCCAGCTGTGGCACAAGGCGGCAGTCCTCAGGTCAGCTTGGCCAGCTTTTTTTCCAGTTGTTTTAATCTAGTCACTGTTCCAGCCTATGATCTTAGTTGTGCAAATTCCACAAGTAGCATGTTTACTAGTTGCTTTAACCTAGAATTAGTTCCAGCCCTTACATTGCACAATTGCGCAACTATTGCTCTTATGTTTAATGGTTGTTATAGTTTAAAACGAGTAGGCACACTTACCACATCATCTGCTCTTACTAGTATGAGCTCTGTGTTTAATAATTGCGTGAATTTAACAGTGGCTCCAACAATTACAACAACAACAAATGTAACCAGCACTGCCAGCATGTTCAGTGGCTGTTATAATTTGACCACAGTTCCGGATTATGCACTTGGTAACGCAACAACCATGGCCAACATGTTTAACTTTTGTGAAAATTTGGTCACTGCTCCTAATATTACCACAACTGGTTCACTGACCAACATATCATCCATGTTTATCAATTGTGCAAGTTTAGAAACAGTGCCAGTGTATAATTGGAACTTTGCCACAAACTGCGATATGAGTCAAATGTTTGGTAATTGTCCTAGACTGATCAGTGTAGGTGGATTCCCTAACCTGCCTAGTGTGCCTGGCACTATAACCATGAACCAAATGTTCAACCAATGTGTGAGTTTAAGAACCCTGCCTAGTTTTAGAACAACTGCTGTGTCGAATATGAGTCAGATGTTTTTGAGTTGCACTCGATTACAAACAGTGCCCTCATTTACAGGCAACACCAATGCTGTCACAACAGTAAACAGCATGTTCCAAACTTGTCAAAACTTGGAACAAATACCACCTATAAGTTTCAACAACATTACCAGTTCTGGCAATGCTGCCAGCATGTTCTTAAACTGCAACAATTTACAACGCAGTTCGATGGCCAACATCAAATACACGCACAGCTATGTGAACTGTAAGATGAGTAACGTGGAGATCAACAATATGTTTAGTAACCTAGGCACCACAACTGCCAACACAATTATAGTGACTGGCAATCCTGGAGCCAGCACTTGCACTACAAGTATTGCCACAGGTAAAGGATGGACGGTGACAGTATGATAGTAAATCATCAAATGGATCTAGATTCTTACGGTGCAGGATTTTATTGTGTGGATGCACAAGATAATTTACTCTATGCACCCACAGCGGTGTATGCGCCCGACTACACCTTGTTGGCCCGGGATAGATCGAACTATACCTATCCCATGCATGGTTGGTATTGGTTTGAAAGCTATGAACAAGCAGTGGCACAATGGGCCATCGAGGTAGCACCCACGCCCGAAGAAACAGTAAATACATTATTACAAGGGCTGGATCAAGAACATATTGATGCCCTAAGATCAGCACTAGGATAACAGCATGGCCATTAATATAGTTAAGACAGCTTTCACCAACATGAGTTACACGCCGGATGTGCCTAGTAACGCACTTTCGGCACAGGAATACAACTCAGGCATCAACGTGGAATCTGATCTACGTGGCATCAAAACTGTGTTGGGTGAAAAGTATATTCTCAGCAGTGTTCCTGGTGCACAGATTTTCAACTCAGCCGGCTTTAGAACTGGAAATGATTATACTTTCGTAGTAGCCAACACTGGCGGTGATTGGTATACAGTGAATGGCAACATTTGGGTCGATGCCAACATTGCCAACGTCCGGGCTGTTACTACCAAAGTTACACCTACCAGCAATTATACTCCGGTCACTTACACCATCAACACTCCAATTACGGATTCGTGGAATGGTGAAATCAACTTTGTCAACGACAGCATACATGCACCCATGTATTTGTTGCCCACAGAAACCAACTATAGGTTATATGATGTGGCCTATCCGGATCAAACCGATGCTCCAGGCAATGTGTATGTTTGGAACTATGATGTGGCCACTGCCACTGCCAATGTGGGCAATATCCGAGTAGGAGACACTGTCCGAGCTTTCAGCAGTTTAACATGTGGCTTCATGCGCCTGTATGCGGCACCCAACGTGGGAAGTATCTTGGTTGCTGGTAATTTCACTGGCACCCTGGCCAATATTACCACATTGGGCACCACAGGCACCACAATCAATTATCCCACACAACTACGTTGGAGTCAAGCATTTGGTCTTAATTCTGGACCGACCAGCTGGGCACCCACAGCCACCAACATTGCCAACCAATTGGAAGTGCCAGTGCGTGGTCCCCTAATTGATGGCTTTCCACACCAAGGTAACTTCTATATCTGCAGTTATTGGGATACCTGTGTGTTGAGCCCTATTGCATATCAATCAACGAGTGCTCCTGTGTTTGGTCTCAAGATCATCAACATTGGACGCGGATTACTAAATGAAAATTGCTGGAGCAATGCTGACAATGTAGTATATGGCTTAGATGCTAGAGATATCTGGGTATTCGATGGCGGCAACTTCCAAAGCTTGGGCAATCAACGTGTTAAGAATTGGTTCTATAGCGAGATCAATCAAAATTACCTAAACGCCATACACATGGTCAACAACACAGGTAAGAATCAAATTGAGATCTACTATCCAGATCAATCCAGCACTGGTTATTGCAACCGCATGTTGAGTTATAGATATGACTTGAACATTTGGAACGCACCCAGAGAAGTTGCCAATGCTATTCATGCCTACGAAAGTCCCACATGGACCGGCAACATTGCCAACCTAGCCACAAGAACCGTGGTGTATGGACGTGGTGGCTTGCAAAATGCACAGCTGGTGCAAAAGGATGTAGGCAATGTATTTGTCAGCAACATTGGTAACGTGGCTATTCAAAGCACATTCGAACGCAACAACATCAGCCTTGCTGACAGCTACAGTAAGAAAGTGCAGATACATCGTATCCTGCCAGAAATCACAGGCACAGGCACTGCCAATATCACAGTGGGTGGTGCAGACAGTGTGGGTGCTGCCACTGTGTATAAACCCACAGGAACATTCACTATCTCCACCACAAGTCCATGGGTGCAGATTGACCAAAATGATGTGCGCACTGTCAGCATCAAACTGCAGGGCAACAGTCAAGTAGGAAGCTGGGAAACCACTGCCATCAACTGGCAAGTGAGTGTGATAGAGGACGCACGGTAATGAGCAACTTTGCTGTAGACTATGGTGCCGACAACGGCGAGATTGTCAGCACAATAAATTACCTACTCAGCAACTTAGGTAACGCACCCAATGGCCTGATCATCAATCGTCAAACCGGTCAGATCATCAATACTGGCACTAATACCACAACTGCTTATTTGTATCGTTACATCAACATAGGCTGGGCCAACAATGTTCAAGGCTTGTATTTTTCCTCGGCCAGCAACAATCAAACCTACTACGGAATCAGCAACGCCGATGATCCTGCCTATCCCACAGACAATCGTTTTGCATTTTTGTGGTCTGCCATAGGCTCAGCTGGCGCCATTGGTCCAGCAAATGGCATTAAGCTTTGGTATAGCGTGGGTGGTGGTAGAACCATTACCTTTGCCTTTGCTGCCACTGCACCAGATTCCACATATTCCTTGTTTGCAGATGGTGTGGCCATTGACTTAGACGCTGTCACAGCAGTGGGCAATGCTGCCGTGATTGGCAACAACACAGTGATTGGCAGCAATGTCACCATAGGTAATTATTTGACCATTGGTGATTACTGGAAGGCTGGTCAATATGGCACCATAGCCAACAATGTGTCTATCAGTGGCAATGCCTCAATTGGCGCCAATTTGAATGTCACAGGCTTGATCACCAGCAGTGTGTTAAATGCCAGCACAGTGGGCACCACACAAATTGTTAACTTGAGTGTGACCAATGGCAAATTGGCCAATAGCAGTGTAACTTCAGCAAAGATTGCTGATTACACCATACAGGCCACGGACATTGGCAACAACGTGATTACCACAGATCAAGTCGCTACTTATACTTTAGTAGGAGATAATCTAGCCAACCTAACCATAACCGGACAGCAGGTAGCAGACTATACTTTAGTGGGCACCAAGCTGGCAAACTTGACAGTGGATACCCAACAAATTGCCGCGAGTGCAGTCACAGGCAATAAACTGGCCAATTCGAGTGTAACTTCAGCCAAGATTGCCAATTACACCATTGTGGCCACGGACATTGCCAACTTGACCATAACTGGCGATCAAGTTGCAGATTACAGCTTGCCAGCCACCAAATTGGCCAATGGCAGTATCACTGGCAGTCAAATACAAGACTACAGCATCACTGGTCTTGAACTGGCCAATGCCACTGTTACCAGCAATAAACTGTCAGTATCCACACTGAGTTCAATTACCCCCAATGCTGGTAATATTACTTCGGGTCAGATCACAGGAGGTAGCGCAGGTGGTGCTACCACCATCACTGGTTATACTGCTGGTATCAGCGCAGGATTTGGCAACACCAGCACACCCAATTTCACTGACACAGCATTGACTACTTTTACTGTGCTGAATGCCACAACACGTGTATTCATCAGTGTCACAGGCAGTGTAAACCACTGGGACACACAGGCCAATTTGACCTATTACAATGCATTCCGCGGCAATACTGTGGTTGATGTTTTGTATAGCAATGCCACAGTTCGAAATAGTTTTACTAATTTTACCACAGCCTCGGCAGTGTATCAACGTGTATCGGGCACACAATTCAATTATCGTTTGTTTGTGCCCTTTGCCTTAGATACCAGTTTGTTGTTGCCACCAGATACCTATACCATTCAAATTAGACCACAATTGCTGTTTGTAGACAACACACAGGGCAACTTGGTTGTCACTGCAGGAACATCACCCAGCACCAGTGCTCAAACGTTTCAAGGTCGTGCAGCCACTTTCCAAGCGAACATCACATAAAATAATAGACTAAATACATTAGATAAAAAGGATAATTCATGGGCTTTGTAAGAGATTTCTTAGATGACGTTGTAGGGCTAGACCCAAATGGTGGCGGCATATATGGCGTGGCCCGTGATGTCTTAGGCGATAAAATCGCAGATGATATTCTTGGCATGGATCCCAATGGTGGTGGAGCAATTGGCTTTTACAACACTGCCATACCTTTGGCTGCTGGCGCATATGGCTTAGACGCACTTGGGGCCTTTGATGGGCTCACCGGTGCAGATGCTCTCGCAGGAGCTGGCACGGATGTGGGCACACTCACGGCCGAAGAACTGGCTGGACTGGGTGCTGATGCCAGTTCCATTGCACCCATTAATATTTCCACTGTGGGTGTTCCAACTGCCGAAGAACTTGCTGGCTTGGGCGTAGATGCAGGAACACAACTAACAGCAGAAGAACTTGCCGGACTAGGAGCCGATGCAGGAGTTACCAC